AAGTTAGTTGACTTTAATCTTGGTAGTCGTAAACAGATAGGAGAATACTTAGTTGACTTTGGGTGGAAGCCAGATAGGTTTACACCTACTGGTCAGCCTATCGTAGATGAGAAAACTTTAGAACAAGTAACACATATACACGAAGCAAGTTTAATTGCTACGTTCTTACTGTTACAAAAACGTATAGCTCACATTGATTCGTGGGTTAAAGCAGTCAAGGAAGATGGTAGGATACATGGATTTGTTATACCTAACGGTGCTATCACTGGTCGCATGACACACCGCAACCCTAACACCGCACAGATACCTAGTCTTAGACAACCCTACGGCAAGGAGTGTCGTGCGTGTTGGACAGTAGACGAAGGTAATGTACTACTAGGAATAGATGCGTCAGGTTTAGAGATAAGAATGTTAGCCCACTATATGAAAGATGAGGAGTTTACAAATGAAATACTTAATGGAGACATTCACTCCGCTAATCAAAAACTTGCAGGACTTAAATCAAGAGATCAGGCGAAGACATTTATCTACGCTCTCATGTACGGAGCAGGAGATCAAAAGCTTGGCAGCGTGGTTGGCGGCAATAAAGAAGATGGTAGAAGATCTCGACAATTGTTCTTTGATAATAAGCCATCATTTAAATCTCTTAGAGATAGAGTTACGAGAGCGGCAGCAAAGGGATACATTAAAGCATTAGATGGTAGAAAATTATTTATACGCAACGCGCACTCATCTTTGAATACTTTGCTACAAGGAGCAGGAGCTATCGTTATGAAGAAAGCTCTTGTTATATTTGATAAGCATCTTAAAGAAGCAGGACTAGAGCATAAGTTCGTAGCCAACATACATGATGAGTGGCAAATGGAAGCACCTAAACAAACAGCAGACCTGATAGGTTCGATAGGTGTTAGGTCTATAATAGAAGCAGGCGATCATTTTAAAATGAACTGTCCTTTAGACGGTGAATATAAATATGGAGGGAACTGGAGTGAAACACACTAAGCAATTACCCGACAAACAGCTAGAGCTTTTTGAGATTGAACATGAGGTTGACTATGAAGATTACACTGGAGAAAAGAGAGTATGTAAGCTATGTGAAAAAGAAAAACCTATGAAAATGTTTCATAAATCAGGTGTAGCAGGGTTCGATAGTAGATGCTCACCTTGTTCAAACTTAGAGCGTAACTGGAGACGAAAAGAAAGACCGCTCTTTGAGCATCTAAACACAGGGTTGTGTGCGTGTTGCGGTAAAGAAAGTGAGAAATCTTTACAGTTTGACCATGATCACACCACACTAAAGTTCAGAGGTTTTTTATGTATGCACTGTAATCAAGGAATAGGAAAACTAGGTGACAACATTGAAGGTTTAGAAAAAGCATTAAGGTATTTAAAGAAACACGAAGAGGAAAACTTATGAAAAAACTAGACACACTTGTAGAAGATATATACTCTAAGCTATCTGTACTATCAGATGGTGAGTCATTAAACATAGACGATAAAACTATCGATGCTTTCGGTGAGTCAATGAAAGAAGTTCTTTCTCAATGGTCTAACCCTAGACCAAGAGATAGCGGTACGTTACGCATGTCTAACATTGGTAAACCTATGCGACAGTTATGGTATGATATGCGTTCAGAAAGTAAGACAACTGAAAGGATTAAACCTTCTGTGTTTATTAAATTTCTATACGGACACTTGCTTGAAGAGGTACTACTGATGCTAATCAAAATAGCAGGACATGAAGTTACCGATGAACAGAAAGAAGTTTCTGTATCTGGCATTAAAGGACACATGGATTGTGTTATTGATGGTGAAGTAGTAGACATTAAGACAGCTTCTAGTTTCGCGTTTAAGAAGTTTTATAACAAAACCCTAGCCGAAGATGATATGTTTGGTTATCTCCCTCAGTTGGCAGGTTACGAGGCTGCTACAGGTACAAACAAGGGTGGCTTCTTAGCAATGAACAAAGAGTCAGGTGAAATAACTTTATATAGACCTGATTCTTTTGACAAACCTGACATAAAAAAGAAAATAAAAACTGTTAAAAAATTAATAAAGATAGACACTCCTCCTGCTTTATGTTATAATACTGTAATTGATGGAGCAGCAGGAAACATGTCAATAGCTAGAGGATGTACATGGTGCAGACATAAGTTTGAATGTCATGCAGACTCTAACGAAGGTAAAGGATTACGAGTATTTAAATATTCAAATAGATATTCTTATTTAACTAGAGTAGTAAAAGAACCTAAAGTATTAGAAGTTACTAAATGAATGGAAAAAAATCTAAAGCATTAAGAAAACGTAGCAAAGAACTATTGGTAGAATGGTTACGCTCTGTTGTTCCTGAAGGAGAAGACGTTACTAAGATACACATAGGAAACGTGCATGAATTTATGCCACAACAAACACATTCTTTTGCTAACCGTAAGTTTTTATTAAGTGCTTATTCGTTACGCTGGTTCTATAAAAAAGTAAAACGTAATCCTAATATAACTTTACATGAGTTAGTTAACGACCAGCAGGTTAAAGCTGGCACAGGTTACTGGACTAACTAATGGCTAAAAGAAAACCTAGAAAAATTAGACCTAGAGAAAAGAATATTCCTAAAGGATACGATAGTAAGTGGGAGTATGAGTTACACGCAGGTATACTTCACAACTGGAGTCACCATACAAACAAAGTACCTTATGTAGTAGAGCATACTTATGAACCTGACTTTGAAAAAGATAAAATACTTATCGAAGCAAAGGGTAGGTTTTGGGATCACGCTGAGTACAGTAAGTATCTATGGATTAGAAAAGCTTTACCTAATACAATGGAACTTATATTTATATTTCAAAAGCCGTATGCTCCTATGCCTGCAGCTAAGAAAAGAAAAGACGGTACTAAAAGAACACATGCTGAGTGGGCTGAAGCAAACGGTTTTACTTGGTATACTGAAGATACCTTACCAAAGGAGTTTAAGTAATGATTGATTATAAATTCAATGAACATAATACAATAGAACAAATAAAAAGATATATAGATAAAACATACGAACAACACTATTCTTCTGGTAAGCAACAAGCAACAGAGATGGTTATAGATGCAGGACACGGAGATGGTTTCTGCATGGGTAACATTATAAAATACGCTATAAGGTACGGTAAGAAACCTGACTCTGTTACTGGAGAATATAAAAATCAAGGTGACTTATTAAAGATCATACACTACGCTATCATAGCTATACATTTATGGACAGAGGACAAAACAAATAGTGAGTAGATTATTATACATGATTCCTTTTATAGGAATACCTATAGGACTTTACTTTTTAATTACTTTAAATATTTCCTATGCTGTTTTAATTGCAGGGTTAGCTCTAACACAAAGCATAATTTGTTTTGTATACCTTATCTGGAATATATTTTTAGCAGGTATTGATGGTCTATTAGAATTAGAAGTTAAACTATGGGATGCACTTTTCCCTGTAGTGTTTATTTTAATATGTGCTATTTCTTTTTTATATACAACACTAACTAATTTAACAACAGCTTTAACAGGAACATAACATGATAGAAAAAAACATAAATGACGTAGGGTTACCCACAAACTATCAACAGTTTATACATCTTAGTAGGTATGCTAGATGGAACGAAGATAAAAAACGTAGGGAAACTTGGGATGAAACAGTAGCACGATACTTTGATTTCTTTGAGAAACACTTAAAAGAAAAGCATGGTTTAAACGATACTATCTGGACTGCTATTAGAAAAGAACTAGAAAACGGTGTGCTTTCGTTAGACATTATGCCTAGTATGCGAGCGTTAATGTCAGCAGGTAAAGCATTAGAACAAGATAACGTAGCAGGATTTAACTGTAGCTATGTAGCTGTGGATACACTCAGAGCTTTTGATGAAACACTGTACATACTTATGTGCGGTACTGGTGTGGGCTTCAGTGTAGAACGTCAGTATGTTAATCAACTTCCTGACTTACCAGAGGAACTCTTTGATACTGATACAGTTATTAAAGTTGCTGACTCTAAAATAGGGTGGGCAAAATCCTACAAAGAAATGCTATCGTTACTTTATGCTGGACAGATACCTACTTGGGATGTGTCTAACATAAGACCTTACGGAGCTAGGCTTAAAACATTTGGTGGTCGTGCTAGTGGTCCAGCACCGTTAGAAGATTTGTTTGAGTTTACTATTAATCTTTTTAAACAAGCAATAGAAAAAGGACAACGTAAGCTAGTCTCTATTAACTGTCATGATTTGATGTGTAAGATCGCAGAAGTTGTAGTGGTAGGTGGGGTAAGGCGAAGTGCTTTAATCTCTCTCAGCAACCTCTCAGACGAACGTATGCGTAACGCTAAAGCAGGTTCTTGGTGGGAAGACAATCAACAACGTGCGTTATCTAATAACTCAGTAGCTTACACAGACGCTGCAGAAACTGGTGCGTTCATGCGTGAGTGGTTATCTCTGTACGAGTCTAAGAGTGGTGAGCGTGGTATGTTTAACCGTCAGGCTGCAGAGAAACAAGCAGCTAAGAACGGTAGACGAGAAGAGTATAAAGACTATGGTACTAATCCTTGTAGTGAAATCATCCTACGCAACAAACAGTTCTGTAATCTAACTGAGGTTGTTGTTAGACCTTACGATACTATGGAGTCTTTAAGAACTAAAGTTGAAGCAGCTACTATACTTGGTACGTTCCAAGCTACGTTAACAAACTTTAGATACTTGACAAGTAAGTGGCAACAGAACACACAAGAAGAATCTTTGCTTGGTGTTTCTCTTACAGGTATAATGGATAATGTTGATATGATAAACGGTAAGATAGATTTAGAGTATCTAAAAAATCTAGCTGTATCAATTAATAAAATATGGTCTAAGAAACTAGGTATCCCTCAATCCGTAGCGATTACCTGCGTTAAACCTAGCGGAACAGTAAGTCAACTAGTCAATAGTGCTTCAGGTATTCACACTAGGCACAGTCCATATTACCTTCGTACAGTAAGAGCCGATAAAAAAGATCCTTTAGCTAGGCTTATGGTTGATGCAGGTGTATATCACGAAGACGATGTAACTAAACCAGAACATACTTATGTATTCTATTTTCCTATCAAGAGTCCTAAAGGTGCGTTAACTAGGAAAGACTTTACAGCTATTCAACATCTAGAAATCTGGAAACAGTATCAAGATAAATGGTGTGAACACAAGCCGTCTGTTACTATCTCAGTTAAAGAAAACGAATGGATGGAAGTAGGTTCTTGGGTACATAAAAACTTTGATGATGTATCAGGTATATCTTTCCTTCCGTATTCAGACCATTCTTATAGACAAGCTCCTTATCAAGAGATAACTTACAACGAGTATCGTAAGTGGCTAAAGAAAACTACAGACATAGTAGATTGGTCTAAGATAACCGAGTATGAAACAGAAGACAATACCGAAAATACTAAAGAGCTTGCGTGTAGCGCAGGTACTTGTGAGATTATTTAATGGAAAAGAAAACAGAAGCAAACTTAATAAGTTTTAAAGTACTTCTTAACAGAGACAATCAGTTAATAACAGAGATGTCCATGCTCCCTGAAAAACATATTGATAGATTGTTTCATGTTGATGAAGCTTGGATAGTAAGAAATGTTATAAAGAAAAGTAAAGATAAACTATACAACATGCATGATTACCTTCAGTCAGAACTGCAAGCTTTACAGGAGAGATAATGAAAAATTTATTGTTAGTTTTATTAGTATTGATTACAGGTGCAACCAACGCAACAGAAAGTAGGATAACTTGTCTTGCTAAAAACATTTACTTTGAAGCAGGCAACCAGCCTTTTGTAGGCAAACTTGCTGTAGCAAACGTAACTTTAAACCGTGTTAACAATTTCCAGTTTCCTAATACAGTATGTGGTGTCGTGTATCAATCTGAATGGTACACAAATTGGAAAGGGAATAAAGTTCCCATCCGTAACAGGTGTCAGTTTAGTTGGTTTTGTGATGGCAAGCCTGACCAACCTACTGACTCTGAAACGTGGGTTAAATCTTTAGCTATAGCTGAACAGGTGTTAGATGATTACTACCCTGACGTTACAGAAAATTCTCTATGGTATCACGCAGACTATGTTAAACCTAACTGGTCTAACTATCTAAACAAAACAGTACAGATAGAAACACATATATTTTACAAGTGAGGTAACTATGAACCTGAAGGCTGAGATAGAGTCTATTTGGCTCTATTCTGGAACTAAAACTTTAAGGTAATA